AAGGTTAAAGTTAACGAAACTAAAAACTCTATCGAATTTGATGGATTCTCTGATCCATATATGCCAGGTGCTAACTTTTTGCGTTGTCTTAGAAACGCTGCTACCAAATGGAAGTTAGGTAAAGACGTTCTTCGTTCTGTTGTCGTTACTAATGATCCATTAATCGAATATGAGGGGTCAAAAGATGCTTTGGAAATGTACACAAAAGACCAAAGTTACTTTTCTAATACAGCATTTACATCAAGAGGTGTTTGGGTACAAAGATTACTATTTCCAGATTGGAAATGTACTTTTGATTTAATGGTTGACGATGAGATATTAAGTGTATCTCAGCTTAATAGAATCATCGCTATGGCTGGAAAAGCTGAAGGATTAGGTACATGGAGGCCAAGATTCGGTAGGTTCTCTGCATCTGAATTAGTAGAGGTAGCTGACTAATGATAGATAATCCAAGAATAAGTGGTATTGATTGGCAAGGTCTCCAAAAAGGAGATCTTGTACCCCATCATCAAGTCAAAGAGTTTTTTTACAGCGTTTATCCAGACAAAGAATGGGATGATTTTAGTATGGTTAAAGTTATTGAAAGACTAATGAAATTGCGTGAAGCAATCAATAGACCTTTAATTATTAAAGAGATCTATAAAGATCAATCTTTACGAGTTCTTACTGATAAAGAAAGTGTAGATTATTCTGCA